CACGCCGTAGAGGAACGGGCCGGTATTGCGGTAGGGCCCGGCGTAGGCGTCGTACGTGCCCTGGATTACCTGCATCAGGCCCACCGAGGGATGGCCAGCCAGCCAGTTGCTGTCCCACTTGTTGACGATATTGGGATTCCCGCCGCTCTCCTGGGCAATCCGGTGCAGCACCGCTCCCAGATCACTAGCAGGCTCGCCGGTCTGGGCCAGCACCGACCGGACCTCCGGTGTCCAGGACGCCACGTTCCCGGGAACCCCGCCCACCACATGGATGGGGATGCCGCCACCACTGGGCGCTCCCGCGAGGGCCTTGTCCAGCCCCTTGTGCAGGTCTGCGGCCACGGAACCGATCAGGTGCGGGACGATCTGCTTCTCCGTGGTGGAGTTGATCCCGGCGACGCGCAGGAGCGGGTCCACCAGGTGGCTCCACATGGCGTTCACCACCGGCACAGCGCCGTCGCGGAGAATCAGGTTCTTCAGCCTGGCCAGGGCACCGCCAGCCCCGCTGAACAGGCTGGACACCGCCCCCCAGAGATCCCCGGCACCACTGGTGACATCGCTCCAGAGCCCGGAGAAGAACCCGCCGATCCCGCCGCCGTGTGCGTACCCTTGCGCGTTGATGGCCTCAATGAGGGGCAAGTGCTTGCGGGTCGCCTCGGCGTTGATGACGTATTCGCCATCACTGACCCGGGCCAGCCGGTTGTCCTGATGCGGGCCGCCGCCCCGGTGCGGCATCTGGCCGCCGCCCGCCAGTGTGGGCACCTTGGGGATGGACGGGATGCCGACCAGCTTGGTCGCGTCGTTGATCCACCCGATGACCCGGTTGAGGACGTTGGATATCACCCAGTTCACGCTGTGCTTGAAGGCGTTCTCGATGGCGGACGGCAGGGTCCTGGTGAACCAGTTGCCCACCGGGTCCAGCAGCCCGCTCTTGAAATCGCCCCAGGCGGTGTCCCAGAGGTTCTTCCAGAACCGGAGCAGGTCATGCCACCAGTTGGGGATGTCCTGGTTGAAGAAGTTGTCCAGCGGGTGCCAGATGTCGTTGATCCAGACGTTCTGGGCGTTCTGCCACAGCCCGGACCAGCCCCGGCCCGCGCCGCCGAGCCAATCAGGGATCAGGGTGCTGAAGAACTTCTTGACCGGGTCTCCGACGTACTGGCCGAACCCTTCCCCGATGGCCAGCCACGTCGCTGCCCAGGCGTGCGGCAGCGATTTAGTCACCCAGTTGTCCACCGGCTCTTTGACGTGCTTGTCCCACCAGGCCACGAAGTTGACAATGCCGGGCCCGAAGATGGCCTTGTCGATGCTCTGCGCCCATCCCGGGCCCTGCGCGAGCGCCCGGCGCTGGTCGGCGGCGGGCTGCTTCGGGAACAGGCTGGTAAGGCCCCGTGCGACCGCATCAGCGATGAGGAGCCCGATTCCGGCCGTGCCCAGCCTGCCTAGCAGGCCGCCCGCTGCGAGGCCGCCTACGGCCGCCTCACCGCCGCCTACGGCCCCTCCGGTGGCGCCGCCCGCCGTCTCGGCTGTGCCAATCTCCTCGGCTGCGGTCGCCCCAGCACCGGTCATGGCCTCACCGATGCTGGCCGCTGCCTTCTCCCCGGCCGCTGTCATCGCATCAGCGATGGTGACCGCTGCTTCTTTGCCGCCCGCTGCCACGCCCGAGCCCGGAGTCCCGCCAGGGCCGCCCTTGCCACCGAAGATCGCGCCGAGCTTGCCGAAGACCCCTTCAGCGTCCTTGATCCCCTTGACCCAGGCAGCGGCCTCCCTGAGGTGGGTGAGCAATGCGAGGATGCCGGTGAACTTCAGCACGCTCATGGTCACGAACGCACCCGCTATCACACCGAGCATGCTGCCCAGCGGGGTGTTCTGCGCCAGCCACCCGAAGGCGTTGACCAGTGCGGAGAAGGCACGGACGAAGGTGATGAAGGCGGTCATGAACCCGGGGCTGGAGACCACCTGGAGAAGCAGCACGGACATCGCGGTCAGCAGCGTGATGAGTGCGTTGGCCAACTGAGGACTGGCCAGCCGGTTCAGGGTCAGCGCGAGGTTCGGCAGGATCGCATTGGACAGCACGCCCAGCAGGCGGGTGAAGGTGGCGAACGCGCTGTTCTGGCTATCAGAGGGAATGACCCCGGTAAGTGCGCCCTGCTTGTTGTACGTCGGCGTTCCGCCCGCAAGTATCAGGAAGAAGTCCACAACAGACTTCAGGAGCTGGGCAAGCGCGTGCAGGGCCGGAACCGCCTCGTTCATGAGGACGTGCAGGATCGACCCTGGCTTGGCCTGCTGGACCGCCCACTGGCGGAACTCCCTGGCGAACTCCAGCAAGCCGCCGGACAGCGCCCTGGCCAGCGGAGCGGCGGCCAAGGCGATGGCGGACAGCCCCTTGGCAATCAGCAAGGCGCCCTCACCGAAATCCCGGATGATCACGACCGAGGTATGCGTGAACACTTTCCAGACCGGGCTGTTGGCGAGCTTGAGGAACCAATCAAGGAACTTGCCTGCCACCGAGCCGAGCGCCCCGGCAATGGCGTCCAGCATCTGGTTGAGCGGCCGGATCAGGTTTATGCCATTCTTGCCGAGCGCGGCCAGGCTGCCGGAGAGCTGGCCGAAGAACGCCTGCTGGGCCTTGGTGTTGTTCTGCCACCAGATGAACAGCGGCTCCAGGGACTTGACCGCCTTCCTGGCGGCCGGGGAGAGCTGGTCCAGGGCCACTTGGAAGGCCTCATAGGCGCTGACCGCCGCCGCGCCGCCCGCCTGGGCATCCAGGGCTAGCTGCTCCTGGGCCTGCTGGACCGAGAAGATGGCATCGGCGGTGGTATGCGCGCTCTGCACCGCGCCCTGGGCCTGCTGGAACCTGGCCTGCTGAACGCCGTAGATCGCGTCCATGATGGCATGCGCGGCCTGGATCTGCGCGTTGGCGGCTTCCTTCTCGGTGACGACCAGTTGCTTCTGCGCCTGAATCTGGGAGAACTGGGCGTCCACCAGGGCATGCTGGGCCTGGGTGACTCCGAAGACCTGCTGCATCCCGTACTTGCGGACGTTGGCGAGCTGCTGCTCGTTCTCCTTGTTGGTCAGCAGGGTCTGCTTGAGCTGCTGTTCCGCCTGCTGGACCGCGAAGGCCGCCTGGGCCCGCTGCAGGGCCGTGGAGGTGGACTGCGCCATCACCTGGGCGTAGTTCTGCTGGGCCTCTTCCAGGCTGAGCTGGGCACCGCGCAGGTTCAGGCTGGCACCGGAGACGGTGAGCTGGAGCTGCTGGAGCTGGAACCGGGCCTGCTGCCATGCCATGGTCAGCGCGTACTGGGACTGGGTGACCGCGAAGTTGGCATCCTGGAGGCTGTGCTGCGAACTGGCCAGCTCCATGGCCGTCTGGATCTGCGTAATCCCGGACTGGAAGTAGGCCTGCCGTAGCGCGTACTGCGCCTCAGCGACGTTATGGGCGGCGACGACCTGCTGATTCGCTCCCTGAGTCACCGCCTGGGCGAGCGAGAACTGGGCGTCCGCGAGGCTGTGGTAAGCCTGCTGCTGCTGCATCACCGTCTGCAGGTCACCAGACCGGATGGCCTCCTGGGCCTTCAGGAGCTGGGTGTACGCCTGCAGGGCCTGGATCACCGGCATGATCGCGGCCTGGAAGGTGACGAAGGCGCCAGCCGCCGCGCCGAGGAAGTCCGGCAGGGTGGCCGCGAGCGAGGCTACCGAGCCGAGCCCGGCCGCCAGCGCGGGCAGAATCTGGATCAGTGCCAGGATGGCGGCGGTGATGAGCCCGACCTTGCCTGGGATATCACCGGCGAACCCGCCGATGGCACCAGCCATGTCCGCGAAGACCGAGGCCACCCCGCCGCCCCCGGCTCCGCCGCCCATCCCGGTGAACGCGCCCCGGATGCGGGCAGCGGTCTGCGCGAATCTCCCTTCCACATCCGCTGCCGCGTCGTTGGCGGACACGCGCATGACCGCGAACACGTCATGGAAGGTGTTGGAGAACCGCTGCCAATCGGCGGCTGAGCCCTGGGCGGAACTCTTGCTCTTGGCCTGGATGTCAGGGAACACACGGGCGGCGTAAGACTGGGCATCGGTGAAGGCGGTCTTGAGCTTTTCAAGTCCTTCCGGCTGGAAATCCAGGTTCTTGGTCCTGGCCTGAAGGTCGTCAATGGCGTCCTTGATGGCCCGGAACTGGCTGATGACCGCGCTGGAGTCCTGGGAGCCGCCCTGGATACGGGCATGGGTGATGTCATCAAGGGTCTTCTTGAGCTGCGCCTGGGCGTCCTTGACCGAGGCGTCCGCGATGGTGGAGCCCTGGCTGGCGAGCTGGCCCGCGCTCTTGGTGGTCCCCTGCAGGACGTTGGTGTGCTGGACGGCGGCCTGGGTGTTGTCCCGGACAAGCTGGGCGCGGCGGGCCCACGCCGTGTTGAGCGCATCCAGGTTTCCCCGCTCCCGCTGCTGGGAGTTGAGGTACTGGTCCTTGGACTGGTAGCCCTCCCAGGCAGCGATGTTCTGAAGGCGCCGCTGGGTAATCTCCTGCTGGCGGTAGGCGAAGTCCTGCTGGGGACTGGTGAACCCGCGCTGGCGGGCCCGGTTGAGCAAGGTCTGCTGCTGGGTCTCCCGGGCCAGGTCAGACAGATGCTGGTCGGGGGTGGTCCGGCCGCCCTGGTTGACCTGAGCGTTGTAGAGCTTGGCGACGGCCAGGGCGCGCTCCATCGCCTGGCGCTGATTGTCGATGGCGCGGGCATCGAGATCATGCGCGGCTGCTGCTTCGGTCGCGCCCTTCTTCTCGGCGTCGGCCTCGGCCGTGGCATCGCGCTGGAGCTGCTTGAGGGTTGCCGATGCTTCTTTCGCCCGGCGCGTAAGCTCGGTGAAATCAGCGGTGGCTTTGTAGATGACTCTCTAAAACCTCCCAGTCAGCCATGGAGTGCTACCTCCAGGCCAACTGGGAGAACCCCCAGTTCTTCGGGGAAGTTCACATGGGCGAACTCCCCGAAGTGCTCACGAGCGGCGGCGTCATACGCCCTGGCTGCTTCCTCCTCAACACGAAATACCCGGGCCAGCACTCTGCGCCGGTTGACGGTTAGCTGGGCTCGCCACCCGTATCGGTCCCGGGTAACGCCTTTGAATCGTGAAGTCTGTGATGCGTGCTGGCGGGAATTGCCTCCGTTCTGACTACGGGTAGCTATGCGGAGGTTGGTGCGTTGATTGTTCAGGCCATCGCCGTCCTGATGATCAACACCTGTCTGTCCCATCAAGAGAACGTGCATGAGCTGGCCTCGGCAGAGCCGGACCCCATCAGGATCTGTCTCCCACCACTTCCGGTAGGCGTACAGACGACGGACCTCCCGGGTCCGCTTATCCCGGTCCCGGAACAATGACCAGCGGTACTGGGCAACCTGCGCATAGTCGGCATCATCCACCAAGGCAACATGCCCATGAATGCCAACCTGCACTTCCCGCACCGGTTCACCTCCCATGGGGCAGTTCGCCCCGTTCCAGGACGCCAATCAGGGCCTCTGCGGCCCCGGTATGCGCGCCAGCTCCACTGACCTGGCCTTCACCTGCCTGCCGCTGCGGCCCGCCTGCCGGAACGCCTTCCATCTCCGGCAAGTCCTCGAAGCTCATCCCGGCCGGGACGCCTGCCATCTCCTCCGGGACATCCTCATGCGAGGATGCTGTTGCCTGCTGAGCTGCCTGGGCTGCCTGCTCCCATTCCTCAAGCCCGGTGCGCGGGCGGACGGGAGCGGGCACCCGGGGAGCTTCCTCATCCCCGGTGATGGAGATTTCCCCAGCCGCCCGGACCAGCTCGGAGGTATCACCCAGGACGCCTGCTGCTGCCGCCGACATCCCCGCAAGGTGGCGGGTCTGCCACTGGATGACCTGCAGCTCCTCCCACCTGCACAGCTCCAGGCGGCGGCTGACAGTATCAGCAATCTGCCGGAGCCTGCACAGTGGCAAGTCCATGATCTGCTCGTCCGTCCAGCCGTACTCGCTGGAGATGAGATCGAACGCCTGGGCAATCCCGCCTCCTAGTGGTTCTCCGGGGATGCGGCTGCGGAAGGCTTGCCTGGCTTCTCCTTGTCCTGGCCCGTCTTGGCGAACAACTCCACCACCTGGGCTATCCGTTTTCCCAGGCTCTGCAGCTCCGGGGCCTCCTGCTGGATGATCGCCACGATGATGTCCACCGTGTCCTCAGGCGGGGGATTGTCCAGGTAGATGGCGGCGGCAGTAAACCTGGCCTGGTTGTCCTCAGCCTCCTGCTTGCTGAGCTTCGGCTTCTTCACCAGCCCGTGCGGCTCCACCATGGCGGCGATGAACGCGATGGCCTCGTTCTCGGCGTCCGGGATGGACAGGAACAGCATCGTGATCAGGCGCTGGATGAACTCGTCCGGCGGAAGCGAGAAGTCCAGGGCGTTCATGATCCCGGCGCCCATGCCGCCATGGGTGAGGATCTTGAGGAGCTTGAACAACTGGCGGGTCTGCAGGCGCAGCAGGTCAACGGCACTTCCGTTGGACAGCTTGACCACGACCGGATCTGGGTCCAGCCGGTCGATCTCTGACTCAGGCAACGCGGGCCTCCCTGGGCCTCTGAGGGTCGCTTGACGGCCAGGGAATCGGTTACTGCACGAAGAGCCCGATGCCCTGCAGTGCGCCGATCACGTCGTCAACAGTGTGCGAGGCACCGGTTGAGAGCTGCGGCTGCACCAGGTACGGGCTTCCCGGGTAGTTCCAGGTCCCGGTGGTCAGGGTGGCGTTGTTCTGGTTCCCGCTTGAGTCGTTCAGGGTGGTCCCGGTGCCCTCGTTGCACTTCCACCGCCCGGCCAGCGTAGCCGTGGAGAACGTGGAGAGGTTCCCGGGGTCCGCGTAGTGAGCGGAGATGTCCGCCGAGGTGAGCAGCCCGTTCCACACGCGCACATCGGCTATCTGGCCCTTGGTGTAACGGCTGAACCCCTGCCGGTTGCCGATGTAGAGCAGGTTCGTAGAGGTGTCAACAGTGGTGGCCGCCGTGGCGATGGAGGAGGACTGGCTGCCGTTGGCATAAATGGCCACGTGCCCGGCACCATCATAGGTCCCGCAGATGTAGTTCAGCCTCCCGGCCTTGAGCACCGGGGTCTGCCCGCTGGAATAGGCGACACTGCTGCTGCGCACGGTGAACAGGCACTTCAGCGCGCCTGTGCTGTCGCCCTCGAACCAGTACTGGTTGTTCTTGCTCACCGGGGTCCAGAATCCGACCTGAGCGGACGCCAGGTTCACCCAAAACTCCACGGTGAGCGCCCCGGTGATGTCCAGGGCGGCGATATCAGGAGCGGTGGCCTGAATGGAAGTCCCCTCGAAATAGGCCACCGCGAGCTGGGCGCGGGGGGTATCCGCTGGCCGGGCCTTGCTGATCCAGGTGGCCACCTTGCAGCCGCCTACCAGGTTCACCTTGGCCCGATCGCAGTCAGTGGTCAGCCTGGTGACGGTGGTGTTCGTCTGGACGTTCACGAGGCTGGTGGCGGCGGGGTTGGCACATTCGGCTGAGCGCACGTACAGATCCCGCACCACGCCCGTGCCGTGCTGGATCACATTGACAGCCGGGTAGGTGGAGGCGGGGTTGATGTTGGCCGCGCCGTCGATGATGATGGTGCCCCATGTGCCGCCCTGGGTAAAGGAGCTGCCTGGGTCGTCGCTGATGTTCACCGGGTAGTCATTCAGGATGGCCGAGCGAATGTTCCGGCCGGTGATCCGGTCCACCAGGTACCCGTTCCCGGTGGTGGAAGAGCCTGCCTGGATCTTCAGCGCCACCGGGGACGTGGCGGGCGGCACCGGAACCTCCGCGTCTTCCACCAGGACGCCAGTGACGTTGCCCATGCAGTCCGCGACCGCGCCTACATCACCGCAGTTCATGGCCACCAGGTCATCGCCAGGAGCCGGGCAGGAGACCCGCATGATTACCACGTCGTTCGCCGGGCCGGTGATATGCACGATGTCCCGGCTGGTGGCCGAGGGGGCCACGTCCTGGATGTGAACCCTGGTGGCGTCCGCGACGGACACGAAGTACATCCCGTCCACGGAGCTGCCGCCGAGGGGGCCGAGCCGCAGGCCGTCCACATGGCGCATCCGGAAATTGTGGTAGGCGTAGGTGTTCCCGCTGTTCCCGGAGGCGCGCACCCAGGTCCCGCCGGTCACCCGCACATCAGCATCGCGCCCGGTGCCGATGACCGCGAACAGCCCGGTCCCGTTCTGGGTGGCGGTGGCGGCGAGGGTGACCGTGGTGCTGTTGACAAAGGTGATCGTGGTGTCCAGCCAGGTGCCGTCCGTGTAGTAGATACGGATGCTGCTGCCAGTATCACCACTCGTGAAGACCGCCGTGGCACTGGTGAAGGTGGTGGTGCTGTTGGTGACCCCGTCGAGAATGCGCCGGTTCGCCTGCACCGCCCAGGTCTGCACCACGTTGCTGTTAGACCCGGCCAGCAGCGTGACCGTGCATCCGGTCATGTCCAGAGTGGTGTGCGAGCCGATCCGCAGCGGGGCAGACAGCTTGTAGGACTGGCCAGGCAGGCCGGTCACAATACCGCCGCCTGCGGTGCGCGCGGCAGTCAGCAGGCCCTGGATGTAGGAGGTGTCATCACTGCCGTTCGCCGGGCCGATGAGCGCGGCGGTCAGGACCCGGTTGAGCAGCATTTTCTTGGTCGTGCCGGATGGGTCCATAGAAGTATCGTGGATATCCACGGCCAGTAGGACATCATCAGGCTGTGGTGCGGTTATTGCCGCGTAGTCGGTGATCCTAGCCATTGCTGACCTCTCCCCCGCCTTGGTCCAGCACGAGGCTGCCTGCCTGATCCCAGATGATGTTAGGTCCCGGCGAACGGCTCGGCCACGAAGGCACCGGTCTTGGTCCCCGGCTCCGCGATCAGGCGCCCGATGCTGCGCGGGTAGGTAGACGGCAGCGAAGTCCCGATCTCGTCAATCGTGCTCATAAGCGCGCGGCCGTTGACCGAGAACGTCAGCCCGTTCTTGTAGCTCGGGCCAGTGAAGTTGAATGGCATGAACTGCACCCGGTACAGCACGAAGTCCAGGGTGTAGAGCGACCCGGAGCTGTCCTTGGCGGGGCAGCGCACCGCCATCGGCCGGGTCACGGTGTTCATGCTGGCCAGCGTCCACAATGGGACGCTGTAGTAGTCGTTCGGCGCGGCACCCGAGGAGCTGACCACGGTCCCGGTGATAGTGGCGATGGTATCGAACGGGATGAAGCCTTCCTCCACCGTGACATTGGCGAAGTTGATCCAGAACCACTCGCTCAAGACGATGTCGTCGCCTGTGTTCTCGAAGTTCCCGGAATCTGTGGCGATGGTCCCGTTGCGGCAGCCATACAGGGTTGCCAGCTCAGCACCCGTGCTCCCGTTGAGGATCGCGGCATGGCTGAGGGAGAAACCCTCGAAGATCCTGGTGCTGGCCACTGTCGTTTAACTCCCCACTAGGTTCCGGCGAACGGTTCCTTGACGAAGGCTCCAGTCAGTGTGCCTGGTGCCGCGATGAGCCGCCCGATGCTGCGCGGATAGCTGATTGGCAGCGTCGTGCCCACCTCATCATTGGTGGACATGAGTGCCCTTCCGTTGACGCTGAAGGTCAGCCCGTTCTTGTAGCTCGGCCCGGTGAAGTTGAACGGCATGAACTGGACCTTGTAGAGCACGAAGTCCAGGGTGTAGAGGCTGCCAGCGCTGTCCTTGGCGGGGCACCGGACGGCCATCGGCCTGGTGATCGTGTTCATGGACGCGAGGGTCCAGAGCGGGACGCTGTAGTAGTCGTTGGGGGCCGCGCCGGAACTGGAGACCGTGGTGCCGGTGATGAGCGCCACGGTGTCGAAGGGGATGAAGCCCTCTTCCACGGTCACGTTGGCGAAGTTGATCCAGAACCACTCGCTGAGAACAATATCATCACCGGTGTTCTCGAAGTTGCCCGAGTCCGTGGCGATGGTGCCGTTGCGGCAGCCGTAGAGCGTGGCGTTCTCCGCGCCCGTGACGCCGTCCAAGATCGCGGCGTGACTAAGGGAGAAGCCCTCGAAGATCCGGGTGCTGGCCAAGCTGGCTCACAACTCCTCCGCTAAGGGCCGCCCATGCAGCAGCGATGTCCTCTGGCGGAATAATCGGCTGCTCAGGACCAGCGCCGGGAGTGCGGGGGAGCCAGCTCCTGGCCGCAGTGCGGGCACTTGGGGTGCATCAGGTGCCCTATGCGGAACAGCCTGCGCTGCAGGTAGATCCGCCAGGTGAGGACCGGGCCGATCATGGCTATGACAGCGGCGTCCAGCCAGGTGGGGCCGTTACCGGCGAAACGGAAGAACAGGCTCAGCGCGGTAACGAGCATGAGGACGACGATGAACCCCGCCGTGATCAGGTAGGTGCGCATGAGCCAGCTTCGCCAGGCCATCCCGCTCGATAGCCACAGGTAGTCCAGAATCCACAACAACGCGGCCAGTCCCGCCCATATCGTTCCGATCTTGAGCACCAGGACCAGCCAGTCCTGTCCGGTCACATGCCCCCCTTGGGCGAATGACGAGAGCGCATCACCTCGTAGAACTGTTCCGGTGAGAGCCCGAGCGTGGAGGCAACCAGCTCAGCGAGATGGTTGCGGCTGTAGACGATGCTCTGCAGCTCGGCTTCCGCCGCACGGGCCCTGGCAAGCCTACCTTCCGCACGGTGGCGATCAGCCCGCGCCTCGGCAATCTCAGCCCTCCGCTCAGCCCGGTTCGGCCAGGGGTAAACCCTGTCCAGGAACCGTGACACCGGGCCTGGGCGGGGCAGCGCGTGCGCCATCTTACGTCGCCTTCTCACCGGCAGCTCCACTCGCCCCCTGCTCTGACGGTACAGCGCCTGACAGTGGCGGTGATAGTGCCAGGCGGGCCTGGATTGCCTGGGCGGCGGCTGCCGCGTTGAGCCCTGTTTGCAGGGCGCCGATGGTGTCCCTGGATGCGTAGAGCGCGGTAGTCGCGGTATCGGCCCGGTCGCGCTCGGCCTCCTTCTCCGCCTTCAGCTCCGCGATGAGCCGGTCCTTGTCCGCTATCACCTCCTGAGCGGATTTCCAGGGAACGATTACCCGCAGGACGAACAGGATACAGAACACGCCCGCCACACCAGCACCGGTAATGAGAGAGCTGATAAACGTGCTGTCCACTGATGCTCCCCATTCAGCACTCCTGGCGCGGCCAGGGCGCAGGGGGGCATTGCCCTGGCTGAGGCCTGGCCGGGTTTGCGCAGCCGGGCTGCTGTCCTCAGTAAGCGCCAATCGGCCTTTAACGCGGGCGCACCATGCCTTTCCCGCCGCACCGCGAGCAGGGGACGGTGATGACCGATCCTTTCCGGATTACGGTCGTCGTTGTCTTCCCCCGGCAGCGCGGGCACAGGACCGGGCGCTTCGGCTGTTTATCAGGATCTGGCTTCTGACGAAAGATGATCCTCATGCCGGTACCAGCTCCACCAGCGGGAACGGGAGGGCCTCCGCCAGTTCCTCCACCGACCCGGGCCGGGCTACCAGGAATCCCCGGCAGGTGACCGCGAAGTGCTCAGCGGGAGCACCAGGCAGGGCTGCCATCTCGATGGGACCGGCGGGCTCGGTGAGCACGATGTGCTCCACCCGCCAGATCCCGTGCTGCCACCGGGCGGTCATGGCTTAGCCGCCAGTGCCCTGCGCACCCGGAAGTACCGCAGGAGCGCGAGCAGAAGAATCTCATCCAGTTGCCCGGGGATGAGCTGGAGAACGATGATCAGAGCTGCCTTGGCGTACCAGGGGCCGGGCAGGTCGTTCCACGCCTGCCGGGCGTAGTGCCGCACAAGGAAGACCGGCCATGCGTGCCAGGCCTTGTGAACCATCTCCCCCACCTCCATACCTTCAATAATACGGGGGTGGTTGACCTGCGTCAAGTAGTGAGACTACTCCACGCTGGGCATGTCCGCCAGGAGCTGGGCCAGGTCCAGGCCCTGGATGGTGGTCCCGTTGGCCTCGATCCAGTCTTCGGAGATGCCGATGTAGGCTTCCCGGATCTGGTGGCGGCAGAAGCCCCTCGTGGAGCGCTGCAGGACTCCCCAGGTGACGACCTCTTCCACCCCGATGTACCCGGACCCGCGCTTCTGCAGGGCGATGGAATGGCCGCCCACGATGGGGGAGCCAGCAACGTACGACCAGGGGACGCCCTGGGCGAACTGGTCCTCCGCGCTCTGGGGGCAGTCGATGTCCACCGTCACCGACCCGAAGGTGTTCAGCGCGGCGGCCATGAGGGGCAGGTTGGACGGGTCGCCGAAGGCGGCCCACGCCACGTACTTATGGACCTTGCCAGAGGTATCAGTGAGCCCGGTCTTCACCAGGAACTGGCTGACATCGGGCTCGGCGCACCCGTTGTCGGTGTTCTCGTCCCCGAGCACGTACCCGCCGCAGGCGGAGTAGGCGCGGATGATCTCCATATTGCCGAACACGGGCTCGGGGTGCCCGGCGTAGGCGCTCATCGCGGTGAAGCTGTGGGCCGCACGCGCAATCGTGCAGTCCCCGACGCCGTCAGGGATCTGGGGCGGGTTGGACGGGTCCGGCCCGTTGCAGTACATCCGCCAATCGCTGACCAGGCTGGCCCGGTCGATGGTCTGCGAGGGCAGGACCGGCGGTATCGCCTCCTGGCTGATCGCTGTCTTCAGCGCCAGCGGGCCCTGGTAGGGGAGCAGGTAGTGCTCCAGCACGGGAACGTAACGCTCCGGGTCGCGCCACAGCACGCCCTTCTTGCCTGGGACTCTGTCCGGGTTGGCCATGACCGCGCAATCGGCCTCAGCGCTGATTCCCGGACAGCCACACGTATCCCCA